CGCTTGAACAGCCACCAGGGCCGGCAGCTCACCTCCCTAAGGAGCGCCACACCGTTCGAGCACACGCCGCTACTTGGGAACTATTTTCCGGTTAGTTTCAGATCACTCTCCTTTGTCTTTCGCATTCCGCCTTATTGAGGGATTTCCCCGTACTAGCGCGACAAGCCACGACTCCTCAGTCGCCGCCCCGTTGCGTTCCCTAGGTACTATCCCGACAAAATAAGGTGCAGGATTACGGCTACGGTGGTATACCAGTCTGCCTCATCCGAGATACGACGACAACCCTTCACGAGCCTTTCGCTCGTGGGGACGATGCCGACGGACCGTCTCCTGCAATACTACTAACCCAAAGGACAGATATACTGTCCCCTCCGGTCGCCAACCACTACAACCATGGCTAACTCACTCTTTCTTTTCTGAAACCCCATAAGGGGGCGACTCCTGTTCCGGGCCCGTACGCGCCGTGTAAGGCGGCGGCGCGCAGTGATCTCTCGTGATTAACAACGAGTCGAAGATCAAGCGCACCTTCACGGTCTCCCTCGGCGGCTGGAGAAACGCACGTAGAACCGAGGACCACGAAGGAGGCGTGAGCCTCCAACGTAACCCTGGACAACGATCGTACTCGACAGTCGAGAACCGAGGGACGGGTTCCGCTTTGACAGAGCTGAGACGAAGACAGTCTAGAATCCGAGCTCGCTCGAACCACTGACTGTAACGAAATGAAAACTTCCAAGCGGCAGTTTCACGATCGTTCAACTCTATCAAAGTACTCTCCACTTCGTCCTCAGGACACACAGTGCACAACGCGGCCGGAACAGCGTTATGTCCAACGGTGACATGAGGGACCGAAAAGCCCTCTCCAACAGACGCCAACTTAAACATCCTGGCAAGACGGTAAGCTAACTTCCCGCGAAAGCCTAACTCCACAAGGGTCAAACGAGTCGACCTAAGGAGCGAGACATAACGCTTGAAGAAAACTACCCCGGCACGATACCTATTAGAAGGAACCGTGCCGGTAAGCCAGGACCGAAAGTTGGTCGCCATCGAATGCGGAAGTTCCTGAGGCTTCAACCTACCCCAGCGCAATGTCTGGACGACCCGAAGGTCGCCACCAACGTAGCGCAGGAGTGTGGAGTTGAGAGTGCCCACTTCCGCATCCACGGACGTCTTAGTCCGCTCCACTTCCAAGCCAAGATCACCGACAACAGACATCCAGTTCTGAGAGGCCGCAGAACCGGACTGAAACAAAATGTCGTCACCGTTGATCAAGCAAGGAAGACTCCTACCCTTATCAGGCAGAGCACGAAAAGCCCAAA